CGCCCAGGGACAGCCGCAGATCCTCACCGATGGCCTGGGGCGCAACTACGGCAAGTGGGTGATCCGCCAGGTGCGCGAGGGCCTCTCCACCTTCGCCCCCGGCGGCGGCGCACGACAGATCACCTTTAACGTCTCCCTGCTGCGCTACGTCGACGACAACCCAGGCCAGGCCGCCAGCCCCCTCAGCTTCTCGCCGGTGGCACTGAGCAGTAGCAGCACGACACTGGGCAGCGCCACTGCTGCAGCCGCTGCTGTCCCGGCCTGGACCGGCAGCGCCAGCGCATTCGACGCAACAGGCTGGGCATTCAACCCCGCCAACTCCACAACGGCGCTGGCGGCGCGCAACGCTGGCTTCAGCCTGGCCCAGCTGGGCAACATCTCCCGCTCGGTGGTGAACGGCGACTATGTGGGCGCAGCGCTCAACGCCTTCGGCCTCAACGGCCTCACCACCACGCAGACCTCCACCTGGGCGCAGCTGGGCATCGCCGGTGCGCGGATGGTCGAGGCGATGGTGGATCGCCGCGGCCCTGCAGCGATGACCGTTGCGCTCGAGGCGCTCCGCCCCGCCACCGCCGCGCAGCTGCAGGCGATCGGCGGCGGGGCTCCCGGCGAGGCCGGCCTGTCCAACCTGATCCGCGACGCCGCCACCATCGGCACCATGCTCAACGTGGATCCCTTCATCACCGGCATCGTCCAACAGCTCGTGCGGCCATGACCCAGACCTACATCACCCGGCAGTTCGATGAGGTGGACGCGATCTGCCACGCCTACTACGGGCGCACGCAGCAGACCGTCGAGGCGGTGCTGCTCGTCAACCCGGGCCTGGCCGACATGGCGCCGATCCTCCCCGAGGGCCTGGCCATCCTGCTGCCCGACATCCCAGAGCCCAGCGTGTCTGAGGTGGTGAGAATCTGGGATCCATGACCACACCCGCATTCCGTGTCGTCGCGGACGGCACCGACATCACCGACAAGATCAAGGATCGCCTGCTCAGTCTGCGCATCACCGACCAGGCCGGCCAGCAGAGCGACAGCCTGGAGATCGCCGTCGACGACCGGGAGAAGCGGATGCCCGCTCCACGCCACGGGGCATGGCTGCGCGTCTGGCTGGGCTACAGCGCAGCCGGCCAGGCGCCGTCCTACATGGGCGCATTCGCCGTCGATGAGGTGGACTTCAGCTGCGGCCCACGCTCGATGGTCATCAAGGCGACCGCTGCGCAGACCGCCCCTGAGTTGACGAAGGAAAGCCGCACGCAGAGCTGGAGCAACAAGACCCTCGGCCAGGTGGTGCAGGAGATCGCCAAGCGCAACGGCCTCCAGCCGGTGATCAACAAGCCGCTCAGCGACATCCAGATCAAGCACGAGGACCAGACCAACGAGACCGACCAGGCCTTCCTCACCCGCCTGGCGGAGAAGTACAAGGCCGTTATCAAGCCGGCTGACGGCAAGCTGGTGGTGGTTGAGCGCGGCAAGGGCGCGGCCAGCCCGGTGCCCAACCCAACCGGGCGCGTCACCGCCGGCCAGGCCACCGCCCTCGCGCGCCAGGCGGGCTTCACCGGCAACGACGCGGTGATCATGGGAGCAATCGCCATGGCCGAGAGCAGCGGCAACGTGCGGGCGCTCAACAGCAAGCCCCCCGACCTGTCCTATGGACTGTGGCAGATCAACATGATCGGCCGGCTGGGGCCCGAGCGCCGCGCCCAGCTGGGCCTGTCGAGCAACGAGCAGCTCTACAACCCCGCCACCAACGCCAAGGCCGCGCGGGCGATCTGGCAGCAGCAGGGCTTCAACGCCTGGTCGGTCTACAAGAGCGGCGCTTACCGTCGGTACCTCAACGCTGCGCAGCAGTCGGCCGGCGCAGTCGGCAGCATCGATGGCCTGCTGAAGGGGAGCTTCACGATCAAGGAGCAGGAGGTGAGCACCTGGCGCGCCACCCTCAAGGGCCGCGGCGCATACGATGCTGTCACGACGAAGTGGCTGGACCGCGCCACCAACAAGGAGAAGACGCACACCGCCGGCCAGGCGAATGGCCAGCTGCCCACCTTCGAGGAGAAGCAGCTCTACAAGACGGAGGAGGAGGCGAAGTCGGCGGCGGAAAGCAAGCTTCAGTCGCTGCGCTCAGGTGAGGTGCGGGTGTCGATCACCATGCCCGGACGGCCGGATCTGAACGCAGAGGGCAACATCAAGCTGGAAGGGTTCAGGCCTGAGGTCGACGGCACATGGATCGCCAAGACCATCACGCACGACCTGGTCCCCAGCGGCTACAGCACCTCGGTCGAGTGCGGCACCCAGGGCGATGAAAACGATGGGTGGGTCAACGGTGAGGGCAGCGGAGCGAACAACGGCAAGCCGGCAGGCGAGAAGGCCCGGCTGGTGTCGCAGGCGGCCGAGCGCGCGCGCGGGATGAACACCAAGGGCGGCCCGGATGGTGGCAACAATGCTTGCCTGTTCGCCGTGAACAAGGTACTCAGGAGCGCTGGCATCACACCACCCTGGGGCAACAGCAACTACGTGCCCACCGCACGCAGCACACTGGCATCTGGCGCTGGCACGCTGCTGTCTGGCCCCGAGCCTGGCGCCATCGCAATCATGCGCGACAACGGCAGTCCCCCTTACCCTCACATCGGGATCGTCGGCAACGATGGCCGCACCATCATCAGCAACAGCTCCAGCCGGGGGACCTTCTCCTGGGCGGCCGGCGAGGGGAGCTACACCAGCACCTACGGGCGCACTCCCGAATACTGGCGGCTGAAGTAACCTGCATGGATCGAGGCGGCCCTATGCCTGAGCACGAAGTCTCCCACGGGGACATCTACCACAAGCTCGGTTCCCTAGAAGGGAAGCTCGACGCGATCGTCGTCAGCGTCGCTGAGAAGCGAACAGACCTGGCCGATGCCTTCAAGCGACTGGTTGAGGTCGAGAAGCGGGTCGCCCAGGGCGTCATCCTCGCCGTCGTCATAGGCTTTATCGCGCCAATCCTGTGGTCTGCAATTGGCGTACGGCTACACTTCGGTGGACCACCGGCTGAGGCAAGCAGCCATGACTCAAGAACCGGGACTGCTCCCTGACATCGTTCCGTTCTTCGAGCACTGGAAGGGCCTACCCCATCAGCGGGCCGGTGCTCAGCAGTTCTGGGAGGCGGTGCCCGCCAGCCTGAAGCGTCGCGACGCCAGCTGGTATCAGACCTGGCAGGGGGCCGGGAAGCAGGAGCAGCCGCGGACCCTCAGCAACCCGCTGCAGGCGCCCTACTACAGCCAGCGCGACTCCACCACCGCGCACGCCCTCCGGATGTGCTTCAGCAGCTCCTGCGCCATGCTGCTCGAGGCGCTCAAGACCGGCACCCTCAAGGGGCCCAACGGTGATGACACCTACCTGGGCCGCGTGTTTCGCTACGGCGACACCACTGAGGCCCCGAACCAGATCAAGGCGCTGGCCCACTACGGCGTCACCGCCCACCTGAACCAGACCTGCACGCCGGCGGACGTGAAGGCCCAGATCGACAAGGGCATCCCCGTCCCCCTGGGCTGCATCCACAAGGGCGGTCTCGGCAACCTCCACGGCGACGGGCACTGGCTGATCGCCATCGGCTACGACGCCACCAACTTCATCGTCCACGACCCGTTCGGCGAGATGGACGTGCTGAATGGCGGCTACGTCAACAACTGGGGGGCCAGGCTGCGCTACTCGCTTCGCAACTTCTGCCGTCGCTGGGAGGTGGTGCCATCAGGCAACAGCTACCGCTACGCGCCCGGCAACGGCTGGGCCATCATCGCCACACGCTGATGCAACTCTCCGACCTGGTGCGCGTTTACCCTGGCGCGCTCACCCGCAAGAGCTGCAACGAGCTGATCACCGGTTTCGAGGCCCTGCAGGGCCAGCACATCGCCCGCCAGGATGATGGCCCTGGCGCACCCCGGTTCGTCGAGCTCAACCTGACGCAGCAGTGGGAGCGAGGGCACGAGATCGCATTCGAGGCCATCTTGCCGCTGTTCGAGGCCTACAGCCGCGACCTGCAGATCAACACCGCGCAGTGGCCCGAGGAGCTGGCGTTCGAGGAGCTGCGGATCAAGCGCTACCAGCCCGGTGGCGATGACGAGTTCCCCGATCACGTCGATGTGGGCGACCATGCCAGCGCCCGCCGGTTCCTGGCCGCGCTGCTCTACCTCAACGACGTCGAGGATGGCGGGGCTACTGAGTTT